CTATAACTGCAAAGGAGAGATATGGAAATCAACGTACCTAACCCACCGTCGTATGCGAGTCTTGTGGAAATGTACAAGCCCTCACCGGCTACTACATTCGCCTGTCTTGTGTATGGGCCATCGAGTTCTGGCAAGACACACTTTGCTGGTACCTTCCCGGACCCGTTCTTCATCGACGCAGACCGAGGCATGAGGTCCCTCCAGGACGAACTACCTCGAGTCCAGCTCCAGAAAGCCGAGAAGCCCTTTTCTATGGTGCTGTCCATCCTCCAGGATGCGGCAGTAGAGCGTGGCCCCTGGGCTAAGGACGGTCCCCTAGCAACTCGAAAGACCATCGTTATCGACTCAGTAACTTCGCTAATCGATGATTACATGGCACCGGAGACCATGACCGAAGCCAAGCGGGACATCCTCAACGACAAGTTGTCCTATGACGAGTATGGCAAGATCAAGGCTCGTATGACAGCGTTGGCCTCGGTCATCAAGGACCTGGCCCTCACAAAGTACGTGGTAATGACCGCATTGGTCGAGGAGGAAAAGGAAGAGAATACAGGTATCTTAATCGGCAAACCGATGCTCACCGGAAAGTATCGGGATAAGATCATGGCAGACTTCGATGAGACCTACTATCTCGAAGTCGTCACTCCGGTAGGTGGTGGATCCCCTGTATACAAGCTCTACGCCCAGACATATCGCTGGTACAGAGCGAAGACACGCCTCACCACCATCAAGTCTCTTGACGACCCTTCCTTCAAAAAGGTCGTCTCCCAGTTCAAGGTGGTTAAGTGATGAAGGTCAACAACCCTTCCGCCTTGCAACCACCGTACTCGTATCCATGGCTTCGGTCACCGGACTACGAGTGGAAAGGCACCCACAACGGTACCAAAAAGGGCAAGTTCAAGCCCAAAGAAACCCCCAAAAAGGAGTAACACAATGGCAGTCTATGAAGTAAACGGCCTCCACGAAGCACCCGTCACAAACGTCGTCGATCCCGGCACCTATCATGTTTCCATCCTCGACATGGAAGTCGGCACCTCCAAGGAGAAGGGCACACTCTTCTACAAGTTCACGTTCTCCATCCTTGGCGGACCCATCCAGCAGTCGAGTGGCCGGGAACCGATAGGTCGTCACATCATCAACACGATCTATATCCCCGTAAGCGGCGAAGGCACCCTCATCGGCCTGGGCAAGTTCAAGCGCCTCTGCAAGGCGGTCGGATACGAAGTCCCCGAAAACAACCTCATCGACGACGAGTACCTCATCGGTCGGGAACTCCTCATCAACGTCAAGCATCGGGAATACCAGGGTGAGCCCCGGGAAGAAGTCACCTCGTACAAGGCAGTCGGATGATTGAGGTCATCGACGAACCCATCGAAGTCGAGGAACCCAAGCAACTAGAATTCGACTTCGATACTGACGTCAATCAAGAATTAAAGTAGGCTAGACCTACAGGATGCGAGGCCGCAAGGGTAAGCGGCAGGCGGCATACCCTGGATGGAGGGTTTACGGGTTCGAGTCCCGCGTTGTCGTGCTGGTTATGGAAAACATAGCCCTCTGGGTCAACGCCGGACGCATCCTTTACCGCCGTTGGCGGAGATATGGGTACAGCGTGGCCCCCGACTATACGGGGGTATCTTTTCTATAGGAGCACTACATGGATTCCCAAAGTGTCCACGCCTTGAACATGAACATGGTAGCCCCAGGACTTTGCCCCGAGAAACGTCTCGCCAGGGCAGTCCTCGAATCGGCCCTTGAAGACCTCGAATCGACACGCACCATCGACTTCGCCTCGGCCATGACTTTCCTGGCCTCATGGCGTTGTCGGCTGATGTGTGCTCTTGCCGACCTACCTTACAGGGACCTTCACAACTGGTTCACTCCTTTCACCACCTATACCCACGTCACTTCCATCAACCTCAAGGAGTTACTATGAGCGCACTTATCAAAGAGCAGATTGAGGAAGCAAAAATAGGAGCGAACCTACTTGTAGACATCTATGGATCGGGGCATGGTTCGGTATTTTTCACCGACAACGATCATAAACAATACGACATCGGCGCTCTTATGAAAACACTACTCTACGCCCTCACCGCTGCCGAAAAAGAGCGTGACAAGGGGAAAGCCTGGATAGCCGAGGCGGTGGGGGTGTTAAACAATGAAGCAAAATATCTTCGCGCCGTAATTGATGTGGTGATAAAAAATGGCGAGGGCGAGTTTGAATATTGCATACGCCGGAAACTTCGCCTCGCCAGGCTCGAAAGCCTCCTGGCTAAGGCAAGGGGGGAGTGATGGCAGATATCAAGATTTACAAGAAAGACGGTACGATGGAAGAGTATCAAGAGACTTCGGTTCCAGGGGGAAGTTATCACACTACGATTAGGTACGAACAAGGTTTTGTGGTCATTGAAGATGCCTATGGTAGGCAGACATCAATTCCTTCGGTCGATATTGCAAAGATAATCACAGAAACAAATAGGAGACGGTGGTAATGGGAAATCTACGAATACCTATAAAAGCAGCACGAGATATTTCTGATAAATATGAGTTTCCTGAAGTAGTTATTTTCGCCTATGACCCCGAAACAGGGAAACAGCACGTCACAACATATGGGAAAACCAAAAATAATTGTATTGATGCTGCTAAAGCCGGGAACTATCTGAAAAAGGCTCTTGGATGGCCTGATGAACTTTGTCGGGAGCAGCCTCGTAGAGCCGTAGCCCCCGCCCCAAGCGAGAAGGAGTAGGAAAGTGAGAGTATACGACATTGAGGACGGTTATAGTTATTCACAAATCCAGAGCGTTGTTGCCGAGAACATCGCGGAGGCGGAACGTGTTTTCCTCGGCAAATATCCATACTCAAAGATTAAGAGCATTACCCTCCATAGCGAATACGTCCAAATCCAGAAGTACGATGAGCAGGAGGCTACCCAATGAAGGCCGTAATACTAACCGAGGAACAAGCCAAGCGTGTGCGCGAGTGTTTAGACACTTTCGGAGAAGGCGAAGGTCACGCCCTTGACGCAATCGCCCTTCTCACCCCGGTCGAGATACCCGATGACGTGGAGGAATTAGCAAAGGCCATAGAGCTAGCAATACTTACAGACACGGTTTATACCCCCGCGCCGAACGGCAGGGGTGGCCTACAGGTTTTATCAAAAGGATACACAAAAGCCGCCGCGCTTCTGGTTGCCTACGGGGACAAGATCAGGCGGGAGTGCGGGGATAGAGGCGTGGAATGGCTACACCCGAAAGGAGCGATATACAACTGCTCTTTGGACGATGCAATGAAGCGTAAAGAGCGGGACGATTCACTACGCGCGGCCATTGAAGGCAAGGAGGAAGTATGAAAAAGCACACATGGACTCATTCATGGTGGATTGGGGAACCAATAATCAAAATTCCTTGTGAAGTAATAAGCAATTTCAATACTTATGATTATCGAAAGATTACATCACACAAGGAGGAGTAACCGATGAGCGAAAAGATTGAGAGTGCAAGGGAATTTGTAGAACGTTTGCCATGGATGAGTATAAACGGTAAACCTGATTTTAACCAGTGGGAGAATCACCTAAAGTATCGTGACGCCGCTATACGCAAGGAGTGTGCGGATAGCATGATGGCGGAACTAGAATCATGGAGAGGCCGGGACTGGAGTGATCTGTCCAAGGAAGAAGCCGCCGACTTAATAAAACGCCGCCTACGCGCCGCAATAGAAGGCAAGGAGGTCCTAAGTGCCGTATAAAATCTGGACCGCTATTCTCACTATAGCCCTTCTTGCAACCTGGATCCTCTACCTAGTCTATCGCAAACCCCGTCAGTAACATCATTGGACCCCCACGATTTCCGGGACCACGGGCTCCAGAACGAGTCTCGTGGGGGACCTAGCCCCCCTGGGGGTCCAACGACAGCCACTTGACAACGTGTCGAAACTATCATACACTCTCAAGTAACACGTAAGGGGGTGTATATGGCAACAATTATATGGCCGAATCCGACTCGAGGAACTGTAAGGCCGTTTGGCTACACCGAAAAACAGGTGGTTTCCGGGACTACGGCAAAGTATATCGGTGTGCCGTCGGACACCCACATCATTGGTGTACAGACTTCGGCTGTCACTACGGGGTACTTCCTGTACGGTAGCCAGAGCACTCCGGCTGATATTGAAGCCGATAATGGCGTGTGGTTTGACCTCCTTGGAAACGGAACCGACGCCCAGACCGTGGCCAAACAGGCGTCCTTTGATGGGACGTTAAGTTGTCTCAAGATCGTTGGATCCGCCGCCGGTGCCGCTGTGACCCTGAACGTTGAAATGAGGAGGGTCTAAATGGCTGAAGTAGTCGGCGGGATCAGTGGACTGACCCGAAAGTACCTTCCAGTTCCTCAAGCGGCTGATGTCGGCAAATACCTCAAGGTTGATACCAACGGTAATCCGGTCTACTACGCCGAGACCCCGGGTGGTGTCGTTACAGAAGCTGGAGCTAATGCAGCTAACAGTATTGGTGCTGATTCTGGTGCGGATATTAGCGCAAAAGTCACGGGGCTTGTTACCAACGGCTCAACCACCGCAAAGGGCAAGGTGTTGCTTGGTATTAATGGCGGAGCAGCTAAATTGGTCGAAACGCCTGATGGTACGTCAAATAATTATGTTGCAAATTTTAGCACACTTGATGGATGGGAGTCTGCGTCCGGAGAGGTTTCGGTCACAAGTAATACACTTGTTTTCCACCACCTCACAAATTCCTTTCTACGTAGAGATTTTTTAGTACCATTCACTATTGGCAAATATATCGCGTTTTCTTTTACTGTTACAGGTGATACTCCGGCTGATTACATTACCGTAAGAATTGGTGGAACTCTTGCAACCAATACAATCTATTTCGCTAAGAACAAAAAAAAATATATAATTTTACCGGTGAACCCTGAAACATCGACAACATCCGTGACGATGTGGCTGGGTTCGGCGTATAGCGACTCGAACGATTATACGATAACATTACACGGTTTTACTTATGGGGATTTATCTATAAATCAGGGAAGCGTATTAATGTCGTCTATCCTTCCTGATCGACAAAGTGAAGAAAACCCAATACGCCTACCCGACAAAATATATGCAGTTGTGGGACGCGAGTGTAATATATATTTCGCCAACCTTGTCGGATTCGATCCTTATCTTTACTATTTTGACGTTGTATGTGATGTTGGTCAGCAACAAAACGAGCGTTGGACGTTTACACCAACAGAGGGTGGAACGAAACAAATAACCATAAGAATGTTAGATAAAATCTCTGGCGACGTAGTACATTCGCAAACAAGCACAATTATGATATCAGCAGTAGCGGATGGTGCAGGAAATCCTTATGTGCTAACAATCGGGGACTCAACCACAGCAGGGGGGGAGGTCGTTGAGGAATTAAAAACACTTATGACCGCAGACGGGGCAATGGATATTACACTTGTGGGAACCAAGGGAGCTACCTATAAACATGAGGGGATAAATGGCTACCGTGTTGTTGATTTTTTTTCCGTGGGGAGCCCGTTTTATATTGATGGAGCTTTTGATTTTAGTAAATATATTAACAATAATACACTTCCTGGGTGCGATATTGTTTTAATACACCTTGGGATTAACGATGTCGCGGGATTAACGTCAGCAGAGCATGTTGATTCTTATGTAGTTACTACAAAAACACAACTAGACGCGATGATCGCATCAATGAAAACTTACAATGCTTCAATTATAATAGGTATTGCTTTAACCATTCCACCATCATCAAGCCAAGATTCTTTTGGGGCTTCTTACGGTTGCAGGAACGAACGGGAAAGCTACATACGCAGAATTTCTCGTTGGCAAAAATTTGTCATCGATAATTACGGTGATCGTAGCGACGAGAATATTTACATAGTACCCTTTAACACTGCCCTTGATACGGTTCACAATATGCAAAAAGCAGCAGCAGCCCCCTGGAATTCGCGTACTTCCGAAACAACAGAGCGTCAAAATAACGGGGTACACCCAGCAAATATTGGTTATTATCAATTAGCAGATTGCTACTATGCGTGGATAAAGTCAGTGAGTTAAGGAGTCGAGTATGGATCTAATGAGGTGACCTATGCCTTTAACTAGCAAGGGTCGCAAGGTTAAGGCCGCCATGCAGAAGCAGTATGGCAAGGAAAAGGGTGAAGAGGTCTTTTACGCTACCGAGAATAAGGGCAAGGTAAAAGGCCTCACTAAGAAAAGGAAATCGAAATGAGTATGATACGGGCCAGGATTGCAATTCGAAAGAGTACAGCCGCAGAGTGGTTAACAAGTACGGAAATCCTCGCTGATGGTGAGCTTGGGTACGACAGCACCAACAAGATCCTCAAAGTTGGAAACGGTACTTCGCTGTGGGCGGATCTTACTACGGCTGCAACCTGGTCCGGTACCGCCACTCTCGACTCCATCGACGACACTGCTACCTACGTCAAGATAAAAAAAACCCCAGGTGACCTCCTCAACGCCATGAATGTCACTACCTTGGTAAACCAGGCCACTATAGCCAGTAATGGTACTGTCACTCTCAAGGACGATGGTACCAACAACGCTGTGGTCGTTCAAGATAATGATAGCCGGCTGTCCGATTCTAGGACCCCCACGAGCCATAAATCAACACACTCCACCGGTGGTGACGATGCCTTGGTTCCGTCGGATATTGGAGCTGCTTCGACAAGTGACGTGGCCAATGCAGTCTCTACCCACAGTGATCTGACCAACGCTGTTCACGGGGTCACTAACGCCAATGCCTTTGACGCCATGAATAGACTGTCGTGGAATGACACCGACAAAACCATTGAGTTCCCGGTCACCGATGACGTCACCTTGCAGATCGGACAGGAACAGCTCGTCTACGCCACGAACAACACCGGGTCCAACATTACCAACGGACAAGTCGTCTATATCAGCGGCGCTCTCGGTCAGCGGCCTACCATCGCCCTCGCGAAGGCAGACGCTTCCGCTACGGCCACCGGAACCATCGGCATAGCGACTGAGGATATCCCCAACAACGGATCCGGAATGGTCGTGGTCAACGGTATCGTGCGTGCGGTGCCCATCGCTGACCTAACACCTGGAGATGAGGTGTTCCTGTCGGCGGCTACTGCCGGTGCCTACACCAAGACCAAACCCACCAGACCCTACAACATCGTCCGACTGGGAACTTGCATCAACACCACCGGGGCTTCTTCGGCAGACATCTACGTTAGTATACACGCCGTACAGGACCTTAAAGACGTTGGTCAGGTAGCCCTCGGAGTCACCAAGGTCCTTGAGAACGACGACTTCCTTCGATACGACGGAACCCATTGGCGTAATGCAGTCAATCCAGCCGCTAACCACATCGCCAACACCACCATTCACGTCACGGACAAGTCTCTCCTAGCTGAGAAACCCACTACTTCCACCGGACCTGGTGAGTTCAAACAGTTCAGCTCAGCGTTGGGGGCAGCGTTGTCCTTGCCGGCAGGTGGTGCCAGTTACGCCTACACCATCATCTGCATGAAGTCCGACGGTACGCTCAACCTAACCACCCCGTTGGTCGCTGGTATTGCCGTTGGTGGTACCGAAGTCGGAGCCGCGACTGCTGGCCATATCTGGATCGGAACATACTATCGCATATAATTCCTGATACATTTCTGTAACAGTATTGACAGCCCCTCGTAAGAGGGGTTATTATTTTCTCCAAGGAGTATCACTTATGCCAAAAGTAGACCTGCCAAAAAATTACTGGATTTCCTCAGCCGACGTCGGTTTCTACAAGGACGGCCTCTATAGCGGATCGTATGGCCTCACCCTCCACTTCCAAGGCAACGAGCCCGGTTCCACCGACATCATCGCCGAGATCCTCCAGCCTCTCACTAAGATCGACCTTCCTAAGCGTAAGCTCGTTCGCTTTGAAGGTCTCTTCCCCACCAAGGACCCCACGGATAGTATCGCCCTGGCCATCAGAGCCTTCCAGTCCTGGGGGTTCAAGGTTCACGCTATCATTGACGTGCCACAATCGTCCCTTTCCTGGGTACCGTTAGTCGACTGGTTGGTGGTGAGAACCGACCGCCGATGGATCCCCATTGCTTCCCACGAACTATGGTACATCCCTCCACAAACCGAAAACGACATCCTCGAACCTGAACTCCCCCGCCCCGAAAACACACTCCTCTACCTCTCCAAAGGCTATAGTGTAGCCCAAACCACCAAATTCATCCTGAACGCGAAGTACAACTGGTTCCTACTTTAACCCAGGAGGTTTCCCATGCCAAAAGTCTCACCCCGTTCCGCGAAGGTCGTTGCCCTCACGGACCTCAAGGCCGCTCCATCGGCCATCTACCCCGACATGATATCCGCAGCTAGGATAATCGGCTGTAGTCGCCAAGCCATCCATAACGCCCTCAAAACCGGTACCCGTGTCAAAGGCTACTATTTCCTCAAGTATTACGACTGGATCAACCAACCCAAAGCCGCAGAACAGGGAGGACAGTCGTGATTCGAACCCACTCAACGTGCAAATACTGTCCCTACAGCACCAAACGCAAGGTCTGGTCGGACAGCCCACCCAACGCAAAGTTGTTACTCCTCGGAGAGGCACCAGGGGCCGACGAAGAAGCCCTCGGAAAGGTCTTCAGTGGTGCCTCAGGCCGGCTCCTCAACTGGGCCATAAGTCAAGTAGGCCTCTACCGACCCAGCCTATGGATCACCAATGTGATTAACTGTCGTCCTCAAAAGAACGACATCTCCACCCTCGAAGCCTCTGACGCCATCGTTGCCTGCCAGCCGGGCCTCCGCCAGGAACTCGAGGCAGCGGTTGCCGGCGGCGTCACCACCATCCTGGCCCTTGGAGCCACGGCCATCAAAGCCCTGGGCATCCACGGCGCCGTTGAAAAGATTCGCGGTTCCGTCTACGAGTGGAAGTCCAAATCCGGCAAGATCATCCACGTCGTTCCCACTTATCACCCAGCAGCCATCATGCGCCAGCACTGGAAACGCTCCGGTGGTGGTACCGCTGATGCCGGTGTCTTGTGGCTAGCCGACTTCCGCAAAGCCAAATCCATTTCCGAAGACGGATGGGTCACTCTCCAGGAGCACTTCAACCTCAAGCCCACTGTCACTGATGTCGAACACTTCGTTGACACAGCCCTCAAATCCAATGCCCTCATTGCCGTAGACACAGAGACCACCGGCCTCTCCCTCGACTACGCCAAGATCGTAGTCATCGGACTCGCCTCCGGCCCTGAGGATGCTATCTCTGTCCCGTTCCTCGACAAGGACGGCTTCAACTATTGGACCCCCACGGAGCAAGAACGAGTCGTCTCAGCGCTCAAGCAACTGTTCTCCACCTGTGATCAGGTCTACCAAAACAGCTTCTTCGATGTGCCGTTGCTTCGTCGCCACGGTTTCCCTGTACCATGGGAAAAAATTTCCCACGATACTCTCCTTCTCTCACACACACTGGCTGCTGAAAGTAAGCACGATTTAGGTTCGATTGTATCCCTATACGGTAAAACACCGTACTGGAAGGAAGAGTTCAAGAACCGTACCGTCTCCATCCTCAAGATGGACCAACTCGAAATGCGCCGCTATAATCTCCGAGACTCCGTGGTCCTCCACCAGGTCCTCCCCCCAATGCTCGACGAACTCCGAACACTCAACCTGGTCGACTTCTACCACGATGAAGTCCAGCCTCTCATCGCACCCATCATGGAAATGCTCGAGGAGGGCGTGGGCTTTACCCCAAGCCGAGTCGCTACCTTCAAACGTGACCTCGAAGCCAGACTCACCGAGATCGACACCCAACTTCGCACCGACATGAACCTCCCCGACTCCTTCAACCTCAACTCGGACGACCACCTCCGCTGGTTTCTCTTCGGTCACGAGCCCACCGTCTTCAAGCACCTAGTCGACCTCCCCAAGAAGAAGCCCGGTACCAAGATCTATGCCGAACTTGTAGGCATTCAGGCTCTCAAGGATCGTGGGGGTCCAATGTACATACTCGCCGGCTGGCACCCACCCTCGACAGCCAGTGGTAAACCTTCCGTCGACGCCGAGGGTCTGTTGTCGTTTCGCATCCAACTCAACAACCGCCTTCAAGTCATCAAGAACGACGAAGAAAAGTCCAAAATCTCCAAACTCCTTGCGTGGCTCGACGTTCTCGACGAACACACCAAGCTCACGAAACTCCTTACCACTTATACCAAGTACGAACCCATGAAGGATGGTCGCATCCACCCCCGGTGGATTGCCCACGGTACTGTCAGTGGGAGGCTGGCTTGTATTGGAGGGGATTCCTTGATCACTATTAAAGGAAAGGGGCAAGTATCCATTAAGGACTACACTCCAGTATTTGGAGACAAAGTGCTAACACACACTGGTAAGTGGAAACAAATTGTCCGGAAATACAATCAAGGGGATCAACTGTGTGTCAGGTTGACAACTGAAACCGACCGAAGTATAATCTGTACAACAGACCATAGATTCTGGACTCCATTGGGTTGGAAGGAAGCTAAGGATCTGAAAGAAGGTTCGGAGGTATATTGTGTCGGTATCAATCAAGCAGAAAAACAGTCCATCTATAATCAGACAGGTAAGTTATCTCTATTTAGAGGATTCAAGAAAACTCACTGTAGAGCAAATCGGAAAAGAACTGGGGGTAACTCATGCTACGGTAACTGCAATCATCAAAGATACCATCGACCCAGAAGTTCATCGAGCAGAGAAAGCTCTTCGCTACTCCAGGTCAAAAACCGGAGCAAATTCCCCAATGTTCGGGAAATGTGGATTAAAGCACCCGAACTGGAAGGGAGTATGCTCCGATCACAAAGGGCACTTTACGATGAAAATGGGGGGAAAACGGTACTTTTATCACAGGATTGTCTTTGCAGAAATGTTGGGGATACCTCCGTCACAACTCCCCCAAAGTCTCACAGTTCACCACATCGATGGAGATCCTTCCAACAACAGTTTGGACAATCTAGCTTTAGTGACAAAATCAGGCCACAAGAAACTCCACAGATCGTGGAACACATTGCGGACATCACCTTTATGGGAACTCTACAAACATTCGATCTTGAGGTAGAAGAAGACCACTCTTTTGAAGCTAATGGTTTTCTTGTTCATAATTGTCGGGAACCGAACCTCATGAATGTCCCTAAACCGACTGATGACCCCAACGACTTTGGAACTAGGGTACGAGGTTTCTTCACAGCCAAACCCGGCCACAAGATGATTTCCTGTGACTACGTCAACCTGGAAGCGCAGTTACTTGCGTTCGAGACGGAGGATCCTATCCTTTGCGAGGTCTTCGAACGTGGCCTAAACCTCCACGACATCAATACCCGATCCATGTTCAAGATTTCCAAGGAAGACCCCAAGTGGAAACCAGCTCGCAAGGCTGCCAAGGTCTTTTTCTTCGGCGGTATAGCCTACGGTGGCGGCGACCTCACCATCTACAAGAAGGTCTACAATGAAGCCCCCGACCTTCAGCTCACCTTCGCCGATTTCAAAAAAGCCAAAGACAGTTGGATGCGGGAACATCCTCACTACGTCCAGTGGAAAGAACGAGTTCTGCAAGAAGTCATGACCAAGCGTCAGCTCCGCACGGAGTTCGGTAGGCTACGCCAGTTCCTGGGCAACGATAAAGACATTGGCAAGGAAGCCTTAGACTACAAAATCCAGTCCGCCGGTGCCAGCCTCGTCAACCGGGCCATGGCTCGTATCTACGCCGAGCGCAACCGTCTTGGTCTCAAGGCTAGATTCATCCTCCAAGTCCACGACCAGCTCGTGATGGAATGTCCACTTGACGAGGTTGAGGTCGTGAAGTCGCTAATGGTCCGCGAAATGGAGAAGCCCTTCCAATTCAAGGGTAAGACACGCCACATTCCCGTGGAGTGCAGCGAGGGGGATGACTTTGCCAGTATCTAGTTGGGCCGACTTCGCCGATACCCTCGAAGACGACGACGAGGACGACTTCACCGAGGACGAAATCGACGATATCCTCCCAGCGAAGGCCGTCAAGACAGAAAAGGCCAAGAAGCGTGGTCCGTTGCGAGTTTCCTACCAGCAAGCCCCGGAGGAAACCCTCCGCATCCTCACCGAGGTTCCTCAGGCCTTCATCGAACCTGCCGTAAAGAACTACGCCCACGACGGAGCCGACTTCATTGTCCCCGATACCCCCAGCTTCGTCACCGACTTCATCAACTTGGGTCGTGGTTCTGAATCACCCACACTTTTCCTCTTGTGGGGTGCGTTATGGACACTGAGTGCAGCCCTTAATCGCAATGCCTGGCTCCAGTGGTACCCTAGTCCACTCTGGCCCAACCTCTATGTCCTCGTAGTAGCCCCAGCGGGTATCTGCAAGAAGTCCGTCCCCCTGTCCTTCGGTGAGAAGCTCCTCGTCGAGTCAGCGCAGTACCGCTTGGATACCATGGACTCCTTCACCAACGAGTACCGCTTCGTCAAGTCCAAGTCCTCACCCTCGGGTATGTACATGATGCTCAAACCGGAGACCCGTGTCTTTCTCGACGGGTCCAAGATCATGTCCGCTCGTCGGTCGTCAAAGCTCACCGTGTGTATGCCTGAGATGGGTACACTCCTCTCCAAGCAGCAGTACATGACCGGTGTCGTCGACGACATCACGAACTTCTACGACTGCCTCGACAAGGACTCTCTGATCACCCGTGACCGCGGCATCGAGGAACTTGAAAACATCTACGTCACCCTGATCGGCGCCATCACCCCCACTGGCCTCGAGGAGTCCCTTCCCAAGGAAGCCCTCTCCGGTGGCTTTGTCTCCAGGTCCATCATCGCTTTCCAGGACTCGCCCACCAAAATCTACTCCCGGCCCGTCAAGCTCGAGGGCTACCCTGAGGTCGATGAAGTCGCCAAGCGTCTTGCTTGGATAGCACACAACGCTCGTGGCGAGTACTTCTTCTCTCCCGAAGCGGACGCCGCCTTTGACCAGTGGTATGTCCAATGGAAAACCCGTATCCTCTCCGGTGAAATCACCCTCCGTGAGGACGAACACCGCCGAGACATCCTTATCCGAAAGACTGCCATGCTCCTCAGGGTAGCTGAGTACCGTCCCGGGCGTGAAATCACCCTCAAGAACTTCCAGGATGCTCAACGGATCCTGGACTACACCTTGGCCATGACTGCTCGACTCGTCGGTAACCTCGGTGGTTCCGACTTCTCCAAACAACTCACCCGTGTCAAAGACTACATCCACAAGAAACGAACCCTCAATCGTCGACAGCTCCTCAACCGCTTTGGTGGCCAGATCCGCTCTGCCGACATTACCGTTCTCGTCAACCAACTCATCGACCAGGGTTACCTTGTCGCTACCCTCGACAACAAACCCGTCCCCAGGTCTCTTGGCCTCATGAAGGAGACCTATACCTCGTCCACACTGGAGGAAATCCATGCTAGCTGATGAACTCGTTCCCGAAACCGAACCACCCAAGCCCCGTGGTCGTTCTCGTCTCATCGACGATCCGGTCTACGACCTTCACAAACTCCTCGACTACTATACATCCGTTAAGTCAATTCGCCGGGTCGCCATCCATTTCGGCATTAGCCCCACCACGGCCCACCGCTACCTTCGTCCCTACACCAATCGCCCCGGTCGCCCACGTCAGACCCAGGCCTGGAAAGCCAAGTGCCGCTCCGAAATCCACCAGTGGTTCCTCGACAACGCCGGTCGTCGTCTCCCTCGTTCCATCAAGGACATTGCTCGCATCGCCGGCTTCACCCCTTCCGTTGTGAACCGCTACCTTGGTCAACGCAAGGCAGCCGTTGAAGCCTACCTCTTCCACCTTCCCCACCCGAACGAGGTTGTCGTCATCTTTACCGACGTGGATGGTCAGAAGATCCCCTCCAATCTCATCGCCCAGTACACCATCGAGGTCGACCGCTACACCTGTGACCTCACCCTCAGCTGTGTACTGTCCGTAGGCGGCCAACGCACAATAAAAATACCCTTCGCAGCCTACTCTGAGGCCATGAAGGGTACTTCATCCACACTTCCCATTATCGGTCTTGTCCGCCCAGCCCCGTCGTTGGACCCCCGTACCCCTTAGCTGCGCCACGAGCCACACGGGCAGTCTGGGGTACCGGGCCCGTGGGGGTCCAACACAGCTAGAACGGTAGGACTGGTTTGGTCCAGTTAAGTTGGCTGTCGGGGGCCCCCACAAAGTCGAGGAAGGTGCCCCAGTAGTCTTCATCGGCCAATTTCTTAAAGCCGTCGACGGTGGACTGGATCTGGAGACCACCGGGAACAGCCAGTCGAGGGACGTTGAGTTTGAGACGGCCTTCGGTCTTGGCGATGGGGAGCCAGTTTCGCATCAGGTCTCGACGAGCGAGATCACCACGAGGACCGTCGTCCCCCAGGGACATGAAGTCAATACCCGCCGACCAGAGAGGACCGCCGTGGAAGGCAAATGGATCAGTGAGCTTGAATCCACTGTAATCGATGCCGGCAGCGAGGAAAGCATTCCGAACTACAGCCGCAGCGGTAACTAACCGTGTTACCTGGAGGAAGGCCTCACCGGGGTCATCGGCGAATCCACGGATGATGTTCCGGTAGAGGTTGATCTGACCAGCGGGGTATACACCAAACTTTCCAAATAACCTGCCCATGGTGCCGGTAAACAAGTGAGGAGCGTTTTCCTTGGTGTAGTCGAACATCAGTTCCCGGATAGCCTGACGCATGAAGTAGTCACGGGCGGTGTCTATGTTACCCTCAGCCATGAGCTTACGGATGGTTTCCACAGAGCCATCGGAGAGGGAACGAATCTTAGTGAGTTTGGCGAAGCGAGTGAAATCGTAGTTACCGGCACGAAGTCCGGGGAGATAGTCATCGAAGATGTCTTGGGCGGTTCTGGCGGTCCAGGCTCGGGTGAGGTGCTCGGAGGACTGCTGAGGCTTAAAGGCTATGTCAGATAAGGTTTTCTTGATGGAACCAGTAGCATCACCAGCACTGAAGATCTTGTCGTCCAGGATACCACGCTGTTTGACGGCAAGGATGTAGGCATCATCTACTTCCTCTGTGGCCTTGAAGGCATAGCGACCAAACACGGAAATGGTGTTCATATACTGAGCCGTGTTAGAAAGAGCCCTAAAGGACCTGAAGCCGAGGGTAGCCAAGGACAGGTTTTGGGAGATATCACCAACCATGTCAGCTGTGACGGCTTTCTTGGCGAGTTCCTCGAATTTCTTTCCGAGCTTGGTCCCATCACCACCAAGAATACCACCAACCTTGGATAGACCCTTGGAAAGGTAGCGAGTTGCATCGAGAGAAGCGGAGGAAATGGTCCTACCAAGAGCGTCGTCAATACCACCGACCATGGCCCCGTAGGTGTCGTCGAGACCTTTCTTGACGTTGACTAGGGTTGGGTTTTCTTTGGCGAACCGAAGTACGGCATCGTGCATAAAATCGGCAGCCGGCTTGAGGTAGAGGTCGCGATAGCTACGGCCCACATAGAACTCTACGATCTTGAGGGCATCCGTTTCCTGGAGGTCTCCAATAAGGGCATTCATCCGGGTATTCCGAGAAAGGAACTTGATGATGGGGAGATCCTGGGCATCCTTTCCAAAGAGCGCCCGAACAGCATCATAGCGATTGTTGAGTTTAAGGGCTTCATCGATGGCTTCAGCACTCTGGCTACGAAGGTGCGGCATATAGTTTGTCATGAAGCCGAGAATGTCGATGTTATTGACCTTTCCAAGAGCTTCTAGGTAGTTCTTAACACGTTTTGTGGCTCGAAGTAGCTCGGTATCACCAACAAAATTCTTGGCTTGCCTTTCCAGGAAGGCACTCCACAACCCTTCATCCCTCTCAAGGAGTTGAGACATTACTCTTCTCTGATCGTTAGTGAGAAGTTTGGAAGTAGACTCATTGGTGAAGATACTTTTTAGGATAGGTTGGTTGTCTCGAAAGACCTTGGAGCCGTACATAGCTCGAGCGGTTTCCCAGTTGTTGATACCTTCGGTGAGGTAGGGTGCGTTGTAACGGACAGCCCACTTCTTCACACGATCAATGGCAGGTTTTCCGAGGTAATCAACGAAGTTCTTGAACTCGCCCTGAGTGTTGGGTAAAACCTTTTCCCTGGTCTTCCACTCCAGGTCGAGATCCTCGTCAAAAGGTTTATTGATTGCTTCAAACAAGGCCTGGTCAGCGTCATCACCGTAGATGGACACAAGTTCCGGCATATCCAAGGCTAGAGAAGGCTGTTTGCTGAGAAACTCGATAGCTTTGTCATAATTGTCAACAACATAACTTCCTTCGGCAGAAGTAAATAGGATACTCCCATTAGGTAGTGGATTGGCTCGAAAACCTTTGGAAGCTCCAAAAGCGTCTAACTCTTGCCAAGTACCATCGAGCTTTTCCAAAAACTCCTTAAGTTCTTTTGTAGTGGAAAATTCCTTTACAACACCAGTAGCTGGGTTTTCAAACACAATTCGATTTCCACGACCGTAGGTGAAAACAGCTTCGGTTCCTCCAGCCAAGGTTCGTTTGACAGTTTTCCCTTCCTTAACGGTCCTTTTGAGAATGTCTTGAGTAGTTCCAGTTTCCTTAAAGTCTTGGAGGTACCGTAGCAAAGACCTTGGAGTTCCGGTAGCCATCGTGGTGGATACCTCGATATTACTGTTCTTACCGATCATCATGTCAGGAAGTAAGTCCTCGGGAAGCCGGAGGTTGTATGTTACGGCACTATCTGACAATCCTTTTAAGGTACTGGAAGTCTGAAGTACCGTGCTTCCAGAGCGGACCTCGTACAGCGGAAGCCCTGTCATCTCGTCTAGTTCTACCTTGACGTAGAAGCCAGTGGACCTCATTAGCAACTTGTTGAACTCATTAACATCCACAGCACCTGACTCAAGAAGAGTCCCCCATACGTCACGGTTTAAGGTGCTCAATTCGGTATAGACAGTAGGTTTGGCTTGACCGGGAACCCACAGTTCCCATCGTCCTTGGACCCCCACGATCTTACCGCCAATACGATTCATGGCTGTGTTCAAACCCTCCACAGTCAACGGTAAAGATGTGGTGTTTGCACCGAACTTGGAGTAGATCGGTTGGAGATAGTCGTTAAGGGCTTTGGTGGTACCTTCCTTGGTAACTGTTTTTGGTATATAGAGTTCCTCACCTTTCTTCCAAAAAGTCCACTTCGTGCCACCAGTCTCCCACGGTGGCCTCGTACCAAACCTCGTGAGGAACTCATCCTCATCGATAAAGTTGATCTTGGTACTGGCACCAAGCTTCCCTCGGCGAAGCAACTCACCCATAGAGGTCTTGAAGGACTTTTCATCCACAGCACCTGACCTAAACGAGGTGGTCCTGGTCATCTGGATAAGGTGTTTGTCGGGAAGGTCTGAAACGTGGGTAGTGGTCTGGCCGTAGACCTTGAGTCGACCGTACGGAGAACCACCGGACATGGCTTTACCAAGATCAGTCATGTCGTCAAACCCAAGAGGACCCTGGGCCAACATCCAGGAGTAGGCTTCCTTGGTGCTCTTAGCAGTCTTTACGACGTTATCAGAATCATCCAGGATCTCGACAATACCGTTCTTCCCAAACCTGACATCCCACTCACCCATTCCAAATGCCAGTTTCTTGAGACCGGCTTCGGTGTTAAACTCTACTGTAGGATTTCCCATCATTGCCTTTACACGCATGGAGTTACGAATAAACTTCTCCTGAAGTTCTTTGGAAAGACCAGG